AAGCTCGTGGAAGACCGTTCGAGCACCACGGCATCATCTACCTTCCCACATGGACACCCGGTTATATTTTCTACGATCCCGCCACAGAAGCCACCATCGACCGTGACATAAAGCTCTTCGCTGACATCATCGCAGCGGGAGAGATTCCGCGTGAGAAGAAGCTTCACTATACTCTGGTCGACACGAAGAAGAAGCTCATGCGTATGCTGGCGAAGCTGCGCGGCGAGGTAGCATTCGACATAGAGACCACGGGACTATTTCCCTGGCAGAGGCATTCGCGCGTGACCGCGCTCGTCTTCGCAGTCCGCGGAAAACAGTGGGTAATCCCTGGTCACCACAGGGAGAGTCCCTGGTACGACTTCGAGGAAGTCGTGGCGATGATCGACCGGCGTATCCGCAAGCGTAACATCCGCCTGATTACCCACAATGGGAAGTTCGACTACCTGTGGATGAAAGTTCACTTCAACGTGGACTGGCAGAAGTTCGCCTATTTCGACACGATGATAGCCCACTACCTTCTGGACGAGAACAGTAACCATGGGCTGAAGCGTCTGGCTCAAGTGTATCTCGGCGCACCTGATTGGGACGTGGATCGAGAGACCAAAGTCGACGGCCCGATGAAGGAGCTATCGTTCTATGCTGCGCATGATGGTTACTATACGCTGCAACTGAAGCATGTGTTCGCGATGATGCTCAGGAATGAGCCAGGCGTCCGTCGCGTGTTTCATCTGATCATGATGGCGGTTGTACGATTGTTCGTTCAGATCGAGTTTAACGGCGTCTACGTTGACGTGAGCCAATTCAAGAGGGCTGAGCTTGAGCTGGATCGCCGCATCATCGAAGCGGAGAAGAAGCTTGCCGAATGCACGGCGAAGGTCAAAGATTTCCCAGATGACTTTAACTGGGGATCACCACCACAGGTAGCAGATCTCTTATATAACCGTCTGAAGCTCCCTGTGGTTGAACGAACGGAAAAGGGTAATCCGTCGGTCTCTGAGTCCGTGCTTATGCGCACCGACCATCCGCTCGCCCGCGCGCTCATTGAGTTCCGCGGTGCGAAGCAACAGCGAAGCTTCTTCATCGAAGGCTGGAAACCCTACCTCGTCAACAGCTGGTTGCACCCGAGCTTCAAGCTACACGGCACAGTCACTGGGCGGCTGTCATGCGAGAACCCCAACCTGCAGCAGGTTCCGCGTGACGGCTTCATACGCTCGCTCATCACCGCACCTCCTGGCTGGGAATTCATCGAAGCGGACCTAAGTCAAATCGAGCTGCGCATTGCCGCGGAACTGGCGCGTAGTAAGTCCCTTATCAAGGTCTTCACCAGCGGCGGCGATGCCCACTGGCTGACAGCCTTAACAGAAATTCAACGCGGGCGTGGTAAAAAGAAAGAGGTCCTGTTTACGGGTAAGGCGCTCGCCGGGAAACCCGTCAAGTATAACGAGGCAATCCGTCTCATGCTTAAAGCGGGACCCGACGCCTGTATCGATATACTGCCGGCGTGGAAAGAGCTACGTAAGAAAGCCAAGGCCGTGAACTTCGGATACCTCTACGGCATGTGGTGGAAGAAGTTCAAGATTTATGCACGCGACAACTATGGGGTAGATGTGGATGACGAACAAGCGCAAGAGAGTCGGACGAACTTCTTTGAGCTCTATCCCGAGTTGGAAAGTTGGCATCGTCGCCAGAAAAATACGGCGAGAACACAGGGCTATGTCACGTCGCTTAGCGGACGCCGGCGTCGACTGCCACACGCCCTCCTTAGCGAAGATACGCCGCAACGTCGTGAGGCAGAGCGTCAGGCAATCAACAGTCCTGTCCAAGGTTTTGCCAACGAGCTAAACCTGATGGTTGCCATACAAATGTCGGAGGAGTACGGCATTGACAAAGTTCGTTTATGCGGTACAGTTCACGATAGTATCATTTTCCTTGTAAAGAAAAAGTACGTCCCAGAGGTGTATCGGCGCGTGCTGCAAATCATGCGTAGGCCAAAGCTGATGGACGAGCTCAACATCCACATGAAAGTTCCAATAGAAGGCGAGGCCAAGATTGGCCCATGGTCCAAAGGAGTGACATTAGAGAGATGGCAATCCCAGCAAGCTTCCAAGGTAGCAACGTTCTCTTCACCGGCGAAGCGGGCGTCCTCCCGCTCCCCGCGTTCCGGACTCCCGATAGCAGCCTGATCATCTCATGTTGGGAATTCGATTGGGTGGAGATCATGGAGATACAAAACACCAAGAAGGTGTGGGTGGGCATCATGGGCGGACAAGTTCCCCCGATGATGCTGATGAGTAAGTCTCGTATGCATTCGAAGTTCCCGCCGTTAAAACTGATGATCCCATAGGAGGCCAGCGGATGGCAAAGAAAAAGGTTAGAGCAAAAGAGGGAAATACCAATCTATTAGGTGAGGTGGTATCCACGAAACAGGAGCTGATCACTAAACTCTCGGAGTCCTATAACGCAGGACTTGTTGGGATGTGGTTTCACTCCATTAATCTTAAGGGCAAGATCGAGTGGCAAGGTTTGATCATGGCCCAATTGCAAGAGGGCTACTACCTGATCCGAACCTTTGATTGGATCATAGGGTTGAATTACACGGATAGAATTATCCATATACGCAGGATGGCCCGTTGGGAGTTTTACAGTAATAACGAAGAGATGAAAGAATGTTGGGAATACCATATCCCTGACTGGCGAAAGAAATAACGGAGGCGGCGATGCTGAAAGTTAGCCAATCGAAGATCAAGGCTTGGCGTAAGTGTCGCCGGTCATACCACTACGCCTACGTTGAAAACCTGCGTAAGAAGAAAGGGCCGCGTCCGCTAAAGATGGGAACGCTTATCCACAGGATGGGTGAACTACAAGTCTGCGGCAAGCCGATACAGAACGCAGTCGACGAGCTCAGTGTGGAGGAGCTGAACCTCTTCGAGACTGAGCGTGAGGAATACGGCGATATCATCCAAGACTCTCTCGACATTATGACAGGCTACGAGGAATATTGGGCGAGCAATCCTGTTAAGCCCGTCATGTTTCGCGACCGGCTTGCAGAGCACGATATGGAGATAACCCTCACGCCAACAATACGACTGACCGGCAAGGCCGACTGGGTTGTTCGTACACGCAACAAGCGCACATGGCTATCGGATCGCAAGACGGGTAAGAAGCAGCTGAGCGATTCTCAGATGTGGCGTAACGTTCAGTCCACAGTTTACCACAGGATGTGGGAAGAGCTTGGCATGAAGCCGTTGGACGGCACCATGTGGGACCTCATATGGTCAAAGGGACCGTCGGAGCCCAAGATCAATAAGGACGGATCGATAAGTAAGGCCGCTATCGTCACTCTCCCTGTGGTTGTACGCCGGTTCCTGAAGAAGCACAAAAATCTCGACAAGGATCAAGTGAGACATCTCTTAGATGTTGCTGTGGAGAACCAGTCGCGTTACTATAATCGCGTGTTCATGCCTCGCAATCCTGAGGTGGAGCGAATACTCCTAAGGGATTTCATCACCACAGCCAGAGAGATCGAGCGCGGGCATGGTAAGCGTAAGGGGAGAAACCTGGATTGGCATTGTGACAGCTGCCAGTTTAACAACCTGTGCCAAGCCCGTCTACTCGGGTTGGACTATGACTTCGTTAAGAGGACTCAATATGCGGTTGACACTGAGACAGGCGAGTCGGTTGGGGACGAACAAGAGGATGAGACTTGAGCGGGGGGAGCTTGATAAGTTTGCCCGCGGCGTACGGCTTGAAGAGGCGGAGCACCGTAACCTCTTCAAGGAGCTTCCCACAGTGGAAGAGTTGATTAAATGGTGCTACAAATTCCCACAGGAAGCGAGAGCCGAGCATGAGCGTATCCGCCAGGCGATTGAAGAAAAAGCTGCACAAGTCCGCCGCGAACGGCACCACGAGGCTCAGGCGGAGCGAGCGTACCGGTTCGACGAAGGACCAACGCGTATCCGGCGCTCGACATCAACAGGATGGCAGAGAGATCGCGGTACGCAAGGCCACCGATCCGCACGACCGTAAGCGGACATATCTCATCTATGGCCGAAGCGGTACTGGCAAGACTACCGTCAGTGCTAGCTTCCCGAAGCCCGTCCTGATCATCGATATCAAGGACGAAGGCGACGAGAGCGTCTCGGACATGGATGGTGTGGACATCGCCGAGCCTCAGACACTTGAAGAGTTTGAGGCGATCTACTGGTGGCTGCTCCACAACAAGCGCGGCCAGCGTTACAAGACTGTGGTCATCGATACGCTTACTCAGCTGCAGGGACTAGTCGTTGCTGATGTGGGTGGCAGAAAGTCCAAAGCCAAATTCGCCGGCAAGAAACCACCCGGATCATGGGGCACTATGACGAAGGGAGACTGGGGAACGGTCGGTGAAATCATGAAGACCCAGATAATGAACTTCCGCGGATTGCCGTCACAAACGGTGTTCATCGCGCAAGAGAAACTAGTGGACCCCGATGAAGGCAATGATGATGGCGTAGAGGACATCATCACGCCTGAGGTGGGGCCCGCTGTTATGAAGAGTATGGCCACTCTGGTTTGTTCTGCCAGCTCGTTTATTGGTCATACCTTCATTCGGACGCGCATAGTAAAAAACAAGTTGCGCAAGAAACGAATTGCGGAATATTGTATGCGCGTAGGCCCTAACCCGGTGTACATCACTAAGGCTCGAAAGCCCAAGTCGATTGTCATGCCGGACTTTGTGGCTAATCCCACCTATAAACTGATCTCCAACCTTGCAAAGGGCAAGTAACCATGGCACGTGCCAAAAAATCTAAGAAGTCCAACAAGATCATTATTCCTTCGCTGAAGGACGTCCAGGCGCGGATGGTCATTCCCGCCGGCGCTCACACTGCCAAGGTCAAGGCCGTTGAACCGGGCGAGGGTGACGAGCACCCCTACTTCAAATGGACCTTCGAGATCACCAAGGGAAAAGCCAAGGGCCAACAGCCCAAGCCGTATTACACCTCGCTTGCGCCGGCAGCCCTGTTCAACATCAAGTCCGTGCTCGCCGCCATCGGCTACAAGATTCCCAAGGGAGAATTCGAGCTGGATATGGACGCGGTCATCGACGAAGAGCTGACCATCCAGATCGACCATGAAGTCTACGAAGGGCGGAAGCAGTCCGTCGTGGTCGGCTTCGGCGATGACGCCGCCGACGAAGATGAGGATGAAGACGAAGCCGAGGACGCCGACGAGGACGAAGACGAAGACGAGGCGGAAGAAGCTGACGAGGAAGAGCTAGACGAAGACGAGATCAACGAGATGACGCAGGCGGAGCTCGAAGACCTGGCGTCAACTCACGACTGGGACATCAACTTCAAGAAGCTGAAGACGTTGCAGAAGCAACGTAAAGCTGTGATCAAGGCCGCGAAGGAAGAAGGTCTGCTGTAACACTGGGCGCCACGGCGTTAACTACTGAGGCCAAGGTGTGGAAGGGGCGCGGTTCGGCAGACCCGCGTCCCTTTTCTTTTTAACCACAGGTGGACTTTGATGAAGATTCGCTGTATTTTTGAAGCTGACAGTAGAAGTGGCAATTCCTACGGAAATATTAGACCCTTCGATTTGGATGAGTTAATCCTTCCCCACATACCCCAGGAAGGCGAGATGTTCCCTTTCCCTGAGGGCCGCTACACTGTGGGGGAAATCACGTGGATGGAGGTGTATCCCAATGGCCAGGTGCTTAGAGTGGGATTATCGGGGAGTATGGACTATACCCCTAACTCGAGCTGTCATATAGCTAATGGCTAAACAGCCAGAGGGACGACTTGTCCGGCGTATCCTAAAAAGGCTGCGCCGGCGTTTCGGCGGCAAGTGGTGGAAGATACACGGCAACGAATATCAAGAGTCCGGCATCCCCGACATATTCGGGATATGCCAGGGAATGTTCTTCGGCATCGAAGTCAAGATGCCCGGCAAGCAACCTCGAGAGAACCAGCTCGATCAGCTGGCGCAGATAACCGCCGCGGGCGGACTCGGGATATGGGTTACCACAGTGGGACAGGCGGAGAGAAACGTTGGGTTATTTTGCAAGCCGATTGGACCAACAGCAAACACAAGCCGCACGAGTGGTAATAGAGAGAAAGACCGTCGGGCTGTTCGCCGAACAGGGAACAGGAAAAACGTGGATAACCCTCGCAGTGATCGAGGAACTCGTCGAACGGAGACCCGACTTCTGTGGGATCATAGTGTGCCAGAAAAACAACAAAGAAACCACATGGCGTAAACTGATGCCACATCTCAACCTGGCCGCCACATCCGACTGGGAAGAGTTCAAAAAATTCAGTGGACCACGGTTGCTTCTCTTGCACTACGAGGAGGTGGCTAAGCTCGTCAGCAAATTACAACGCTTCGGGAAGACACACCGATGGACGTTCATTGCCATTGACGAATGCCAGCGGCTCAAAGCGCGCGGCAATGCATCATCACGCTGGGCATCACGCCTGAGGAACTTCGCTGACTATAAGCTAGGCCTCAGCGGCACGCCATTTGAACAGTCGCCGATTGACGCATGGGCTCAGCTGCGCTTCATACGCCCGCAGGTGTTCGGGGATAAATGGGCCACCTTCAAACGTCGATACACCTACGCCAGTGGGTGGATGGGAAAGAAGCGAGTGTTCCGAGAGGATCGCATGAAACGCTTCATGAAAGCCATCGAACCATGGTGCATCCGCGTAACGAAAGAAGCGCTCGATCTGCCGCCTTATAGGATCATCCGACATGACCTGCAAATGCCGCCTAAGGCACTCGAGGTTTACCGAGAAATGCGGGATCGCCAAATCGTGCGGGTACCCTCCGGTGAAAAGATACGAGCCCCGCTGACGATCACGCGCGACGTTAAGCTCGCTCAGATATGCGGAGGCTTCATCCTAGGCGAGAAAGGCTACTACTGGTTGCATGATACGAAGATTGCACGTACTGCGGGCATAATCCGAGACAGTCATCATCCTGTGGTTGTCTTCTGCCGATACGCGCCTGAGATACAGGAATTAGTGGGCGAGGTATTCAAAGCTGGGTTGCGCGTCGAGTGCTACACAGGCAAGACTAAAAACAAAGGCGCTGTGCAGGAACGCTTCCAGCGTGGAGAGATCGATGTTCTCATATGTCAGGTCAGAGCCGGCGGCGTAGGCATTGATCTATTCAACGCACGAACGGTCATTGTCTACTCGGCTGAGTGGTCGAGCATCAGCTTCGATCAGTTAATAAGTCGTGTCCACAGGAGGGGCCAAGTTAATCGGGTCCGGATACACTTGTTGGTTGTAAAAAGCTCTATTGACACTAAGATCCATTCTCGTATAAAGTCCAAACTGCGAAAGATAAAACCTGTCCTTAAACAGTTAGAATTGGAGAATGTATCATGAGCGAGTTCAACGTTGCCAAGCTTGCAGAAGACCTTGGCGTCGAGCCCCACATCGTTCGCACCAAGCTGCGCGCCGCTAAGGTCGAGAAGACCGAAGGCCAGTATGCTTGGAAGACCAAGGGCGAATATGCGGAGGTGCTGAAGAAGCTCAAGGGCGGCGGTAAGGCGGAAGTCAAGGATGAGCCCAAGGGCAAGACCAAGACGAAGTCGGCCGGCGCTGCGCCCGAGAATAAGTCGGGCAAGGGCAAGAAGAAAGCCCCGAAGGAAGACTGAGCTTTCGCGCAGGACGGATATGTCCCGGGTCAACCCGTTTAAAAGACGGGACCTGATGCGAAGAGAACGGCAGGGAAGCTCCCAGAAGCTTACCTGCCGTTTTTTAGTGGACTCAGACCTTGCCGACCACGCGGGTCTGGGAGCCGTAGGCCTCATTGCCGCGAACAACCGCCATGCCGTAACGGCCGGCGATATTCTCGAGAGCGTCAGCCAGCGCCGTGACATCGTCCGGGCTTTTGATCGCACGAACCAGCTTGCTGACTTCGCGGAGTGAGACCTCCGCAGCGTCGACCACGTTGGTGTTCTTCTCGGCGGCTTCCACCACACCGACGACTTCCTGCCAATGCGGGTTCTTCGCCGGCTCGATCACTTCCTTGGCCTTGAGATTGTTCTCAGGCTTCACATCTTCCTTCGTTACCATATCAGTAGTCCTTGGTTGAGGGTGGGTAACCGGGGAGCTACGCCCCCCGGAGTCGGTTATTCCGACGGAACCAAAGGGGGGATTGGCCCCGTGTCCGAAGGTGTCTTCGCAAGGATCGCCGCCGCCAAACGCTGGCGGTTAGCTTCCGTTGCGTCGGCGAATGCAAGCAGCTTCGTCGCATCAGCGCCTTCAGCTTCGAGCTCCGCTGCAAGGTCGCGCTGAGCCTGAACGTTCGCATCAATGAACGCCAGGACGGAGTCGACCTCGTTGGTCAGGTTCTGCGTTGCTTCAGTGAGGCGACCAATCGCCTCATCAGTAACCTTGGTCATCTCTGAGATTTCCCTTCTCTCGGTTTTCAGGGCCGCTTCAATACGATCCAGTTGGGCCCGTATTTCTGGATCGATCTCGGAATTGATGTTTACTACAACCAGCGGCATAGACGTCTCCGTTACTTATTTACCACCACTGTGGTCTTCACCGCCGGTTTAAAGATCGAGACATAGCGATCCAGCTTAGAGATCAGTCCCGCTCCTGCGATACCGCCGGCGAGCCAGGTTGCCGCGGTCAGGATATCCGGCGTAATGATGGTGGGTGCAAACACAGCCCCGATATGAGCTAGGACGTAGATAGCGCCACCGATGTAGGTCTTCCACCCGACCAACTGTGGAAACAGCTTGTCCAGCGCATTTGTCTCACCCGCCTGAGGCGACGCTATCTCAGTCGTAGTGGTCTTCTCCGCAGGTGGCATAACCACAGGGGTGACAGGCGCGGCCGAGACCGTGCGGATGATCGACTCTGCAATCTGCACGATGGAGATAACCGTGCTGAGCGGCGACGCTTCCAGCTTAGACACCACTGCCTGTGGGTCAGCCGGCATCAGCCCTGTGCCAGTGTCGATACTCTTTTCGTTCGTCATTGCCTCGGCCAACGCCTTGACGGCGAGGGCGGGAACAGGGCCAGCGACCACAGTGACCAGTGTCGGGGCCAGTTGGGCGAACTGCTTCAGAAAGTCTCTAAGCTCGGTCATCGCGTCTTTTCCTATCTCTACGATTTTCATATCTATCATGACGCGCAAGATCACAGCCGCGCCGCACTGCTTCGTTGGTGCATTGGCATCAAACACGTGGTCGGCTACATACTTTCCTTTCTCATCCGACAGGCTACTCCATGACCACAGGTAGGGAGAATTCTCGCGGCCGATGTATCCCCAGCCATTATAACGCTCCCACTCATAAAGGCAACGTGGCAATTCCCACAGGGTGATTTTATCCAGCCCCTTGAGGCGTAATGCGTCGACTGCAGACGTCTCCCACGTGAACGGCGGTGACCCTACGGCCGGTCGACCCGCGGGCTCATGCACCGTCCGAGCCGTCAGCGGGTCGCCGTTATGCAGGTGTGTTGCGAAGTTGGCGTTGCTCTCGAGATTATGTATGGCGGCGATGAACCACCACGGGCAACCGATGATGCGAGCTGTCACCTCATAACGTGACCGGTTGGTCAGGAGTCGAGCCACGATGGACTCAGCTTGTCCTCTCTTATCCGGATCCACTGTCATTTTGGCAAAGAGATTAATGTAACCCTGACGGGCGTCTTCGTACTTCATGGTGCCTTCTCCGTGGTTGTGCCCCACTTCATTCCAAGCTTTTCCTTGAGGAAACTGATCTCAAGGTTATGCATCGCTTTCATATGAGCAATCTCTAGAGCTGTTGTACGGTTCTCCGCCGCGGTCAGCGTTAGGACGAACCATACAGCGAGCGTAGATGCCGCGCCTACGACCACAGTAATGGCAGCAATGGACGTGATCACCTTGTGGACATCGAACACTGGACGCCCACTGAAGGTATTCACAGCGGAGATGATCTGATCCAGTTTCGACCCGTGAACCACCAGTGTGCTCTCGACATGAGTTAACCGACCCTCAGTCTTTACGCCCTGGGTCTCCAACGCTTTTAACCGTCGGTCATCCTCATCTGTGTTGTTAAAGGAGCCTCCAGGTACCAAAGTCTTATCCTCCTCGGAAGTCGTCATGCCTTTTCACTCAATGTTTGAGAACAGCTATCGCTATTGCAATACCTGCAGAGATCACAGCTAGGACATAGCCAATCACTGCGTTAGCTCCTTGGCCTTTACCACTAACTTCGTAGCGGAAACGCTCACCTTCTGAGAGCCGCTTGTCTATTGCCGCATTGTTCTCGGAGATCTGCTGAGACAAAATCTTGGCAAGCTCGTTTACCTGAAGTCTTTGAATGTTCCTCTGTTCGTTATCGAACTCCGTCTTCTGTTTCAACAAGTCGTTTATCCGTTCGACAGCCATAAGCCGGATGGCGTCATGGTATCGATTATCCGCAATCCTATTTGCTTCATGGAGCCGAAGATCCGAGTCACGTAAGCTCATCACTAAGACTGCCTGCGCAGCAACTAGGTCGAGTACGTTCTTGGTCGGATCTATCTTATCCATAGCTCAGTTCCAGCTAATCCCGGCAAGGCATCCCTGTGGCACAGTTCCGTCCTGCGTAGTCGATATCGCTCGCCCTGTTTCAGCAGCCATCAGTTGGCTAAGTCCCGCAGTCACTCTAACCGTAGAGGACTGTGTAACATCTGCAACCTCGGTAGTTCCCGACCAGGTGATATCCGTGATACCCGACCCAGCACACATTGCCGCACCTAAGAACCACCCACTCCCGGGAATATTGATAGTGCCATTCAGTACCTGACCAGTTAGAGAGTTATCCGACATAGTAGCAAATGGCGATGATAGGCTTTCGTTTAACGCTCGAAAGACCATTAGGTTCATTCTACTGTTTGTAGAACTGGTATTGATTTGAAAGTTGGCCGTAGTTGCAGCGGTGGGCGCAAGGATAGAGTAGATGCCGACATCGCCACCTGCAAATCCACCCGCGGCACTCGCAGATACATGAGGCGAGCCCATGCTTACAGCCCCGGCACCCATATCGATAGTAAACGATGAAATGGTTGGATGAACTACAGTGTTATCCCACAGAATTGCTGCAATGATCCGCCTAGTTAAATCAGCAGCCCCGATGCTGACAGTGTTGAATGTAAAATTCTGTGACGGGCCACCTTGGGTTGTACCAATATACGAGATCGATGCGGGAACAGCTCCTCCAGCACTAAATCCCGACAGTTGATTAAGCATCAGCATAGTTTATATCCAGGACATGGAGGCTGCTACACCGTCAGTGGCAGCGCCAGAGTTGGTAATCGTGACAGTTCTTGGAGTTGCTCCCAACACCCCGTTGCTGTGACCTCCCGCATAATACCGAGATGTGCTCTCTGAGGAAAAAGTGTCATAGTCCTCAGTTGCACCCACAAACGTGGCATTCTGACTAGCGCTACCCGCTATTGTGGACCCGGCAAGAACCCAACCTGTGGAGGGGGCGTTGAGACTCACATCTAGAGCATTGGATGAAAGACTTCCATCGGAGGCAGTGGCGAAAGGTGACGAAGCTCCCTCATCGATTGCAGAGAAAACACCTATGGACCCACGAGCGGCGGTAGTGCTAAGAGTGAAAGCAATCGTGGCGGTAGTTCCAGTGGGAACCAAAGCCGATATGATCGCAATTCCTGGAGATACCGTTGATCCTGCGGGACTTGCCTGAACATGAATAGTCGCAGCTATTCCGGCGATGGTGGCACTCGACAGAGTGACTGCACTGGTAGTTGTCGAGAACCAGTGAACAATAACCACAACCCTTCGGGTGAGGTTAGCAGCGCCTATCGCCACACCTGTAAAGGTATAGGTTGTTAGATTGGTAGCATCCTCTGTACGACCCTGAAAGGAGATGGTTGGAGGTACTACAGTACCCCCACTTCCAAATCCACTCAGATGGTCCACTTTAAGCATTTAACATGTCCTTGAGTACCCGGTAGTCCGTCTGCTTCATTACCTGATTAAAAGACATATCCCGAGTTACGCAAATGGACCGAACCAAATCCATGCTTGGCATAGCATCCAGGATTTTTAGATGGAAGCTCAGACGTAAGGCTTGAAGAACCTCCTGCCTTAAATCCTCGATGTTCCTATCCACAGGAGTAAGAACTTCGACAACACGGTCTTCTCCCAGCACGTAGCTAACGTTAAGCTCATGTAGTTCTGGGTTATAATCACCTGTCTGGTGAGTAACCAATGGACGCCACCTAACTTCCTTGTGCTTAATATCCACAGGAGGATGATCCGCATCAAAGTCACGGACCTCCATAACCTGGTCATTTGAGTCGAGTCTAGCGTACCGCATGGTCAAGCATCCGTATTAGCATTGGTGGTGTAGAACAGACGAATACCCTGGAGTCTTGCATCGATGGTCATGGTGTCTCCCGCATCCGCGGGCACACGAGCAAGTTGGAATACCACTTCATCGAGCTCCGCGGGGGTCCCGCCTATGGTGACTGCACCGCTCTCCGCAGTTATGTACTCAGTGTCAGTCGTTCCTCCGGTATCCGTCACAACCACTGCGGTACCAAATGCCGTATCTTGCGCATCCGTATCTGAGCGTGCAAGACCCGCCAGTGACCATGCCACGCCGAAGTTTGTAACCGTAGCAGCGTGTGACCAAATCGCTTGGAAGGTCACAGTGCCCTCATTCCAGCTCTTGGGCATTCCCACACGAAACTGGACAAACTCCTGTGTAGTTGCATCAAAGTCAAAAGACTTGATCATAATCTTATTGGTGGCAAGCTCAGCAGTACCTGCCCCGGGACCGTTTGTGGTTCTTGCGTACATCGCCGCCGCAGGCACCCAGATGGTCTGCTTCCCTGTGGCTATGTTGTTGACCGTTAGTCCGCTGTCTGAAACTACAGTGCCACCTGTGCTATTCCACAGGACGATGTTCCCCACCACTGTGGTACCGGGCCCGGAAATGCTGCCGTCGGTGCCACGGCGTATCATCACGATGCCTAACGCCTCACCGGCGGTAAATGTTCCAGCGGAGCCCAGATGCGTTACGGAAATCTTTCGATAGTTGGTTCCGACGACCACACTGCCGGTAACTGTACCCATCCAGTAGTTGGTGCCATCGCGCGATTGGATAATGATCACGCCTCGGTCACTGGATGAGCCGCTGTCATCCCATGTGGCAAGATAGGCAGAGATATCCGCGGCGAGAGAGTTAACAATGTCGATATAGAGTGTAGTTACTGAGGCTGGTGTAGCATTGTTGAAGCGTAGCTTACCCGAGCCTGGATCAGCGTCCGAGGTTCCAGTGTCAAAGGCGTAAGGAACGCCGAACAGGACCTGATCCGCTTCGGCCGCACGACCGATAGCCACGTATCGATAGTCCTGTGTAACAGAGCCCAGAGTCGCCGTGATCCGGTATGCTCCACCGACTACATGGAACGCCGCGAAAGCGTCAACTCCCACAGTGAATGGGTTAGCGATAGGAGTGGTTCCCGCGCGATCCGAGTAAATCGTTGCGAGGGGCGCTCCACCTGTCTCAGCTCGTACAGTAACCGAAGCACCAGGCAGGATGTTCCCCGCCTGGTCAACGATGGTAGATTGCCAGCGTGCAAGAGTCGGCATATGCTTATCTCCAAGTAAGAACGATTATACCTTGTCCAGCAGTTCCACCGCCACCAGTATCACCACCACTGCCACCAGCACCGCCACCATATAGTCCACCGTCCCCGCCGCGGCCATTGTTGCCACCGCCGCCACCGCCGCCGCCTGGGCCCGCTGGGATGATCGGCGCGATGGACTGTGTCCAGAGTTGTTCTCCCTGACCTCCTGGATTGCCGTCATCGCCGTTGTCACCCCCGCGTCCACCGCCACTATCTTGACCCGCAGGCACTGAGGTGGTGCCGCCACCGAAATTAAACCGGTTATTGCCACCATCACCGCCAGTGAGACCACTTGGATAATGGCCATCAAAGCCCCCATTGCCAGCGCCGCCACCAGAGCCGCCATCGTCTCCTGTGCTGCCCATGTCAAGAGCACGAGCGCCATTGCCGTTGGGTCCGCCAGCACCGCCGCCTCCACCACCACCCGCGCGAGTCTCACCCTGTGGAGCACCGTCGCCGCCTTCTCCTCCTGAGAATTTAACCGTGCCTATCCCTGCGGATGCTTGACCTCCATTACCGGCGCTCGTGCGACCGACGCCCGCTGTTCCGCCTTTAGCTGCTACTGAGGCAGCCGCGAAGCTAGCGCCGTTGAACCAGGTGTCTCCACCATCCACAGTGGCAGTGCCGCCGATGCCGACTCGGTAAGAGACCGACGCTCCTGGCGTCAATGTCAAGTTGGTGATACCTGAGTAAGCGCCCCCACCGCCACCGTGACCGCCATTGTTGCCGTTCTCGTTCGCACCGCCGCCACCGCCGCCTATCACATCGATGGAGTTATTGGCGCTGTTCCAAGTCGCAGGCACAACAAGGCTTAGGACACTTCCTGTGGTTAACAGGAAGATGGTATTAGTGACGATGATCACGCCCGAAGCGAGCATCTCCTCAGCTTCGACGAATACCAGGTCAGCCTCAATCCTTACCTTAGTAATTTGTATCTTCGCGGGTTGAACGATGCCCTGAACGTTTTGATTGGCCCACCACTTCAGCTGGTAGCCAAGACCAAGGCCCACTGCCTGATCACGAAAAAGTGAAAACTGAAACTTCCGCGGCGGATCACGGAACCGAGACAGTTTGATGCCATTGAGTCTTTGGGCTGCGGTTAATGTCGCCACCCATCTTGCAGGAACCTTGGTAATGGCAGGAACGTTACCATACTGAGACTCCTTTGCCAAATCCACAGAGGCAAGGGCAGCACGATAATTGTCTTCATTATCGGCCTGGTCCGTCGGGTCACGCTGCCCGTAGAATGTCCAGATTTGGGAGATACGCTTATCCGGTTGCTCAGATACCTTAAGCGAGCCAGTGATAATCCGCTCTTCG